ACCCCATTCGAGACCCGAAACAAAAATGCCGCTACGTTTATCGTAGCGGCATCGTGAGGATTGGTGCGGTATTCGTTGGAGGCGCGATCCGGAGTCGAACCGGACTAGACGGATTTGCAATCCATTTTTATCATTGTGAATCAATGAGTTGTAAAAATGCAAATCAAATGCTAATGGCTTTGTCGTTACGTGTGAACCTGAACGCTCCCAGCAGCTTCCGCCGCAGCCCATAGGCTTCCGCGTGTCTCGCGTGATAGATCCATGCGCGATGGACTGGCGCGCACTGGGCCGGTCAACTCGACCTTCGACGTACCGACAGCGCAGCGTCTTGAGCCGAAGGCGAGATCACTGGACTTGTTCGACTTGGAGCTGCGGTCGGGCCGCGCTGGTGAGAGGTTCGGTGACCTTCAAAAAATTCATGGCCCCGCACCTGGGGCACTTGATGACCATGCGCACGAACTCGCCTTCGGCCAACTTGCGGGCGCACTGGGCGCACCTGATTTCTTTCATCCGCTGCAAAACTGTCTCGTTTTTTTGGTAGCCTTGGCGCCCCGTGCACGGGGGGCGTGGCCTTGGCTTACTTTGCAGCTCACTCTGCGGGGTGGTGATGCCGTCGGTGTTCGCTGCACCGGCTTCATCGCCACGCCTTTTTTCGTTAACTGAAGGCCGGCTGTTGCCATCCTCGTCAGACTTTGTTCGACTGGCCTTAGAGAACGAAGGCCGGACGTGATCCGACACGGAATGAATGCGATCCGCGATCACCGTCAAGACTGAGCGCGAACACGCCTGCGCCAATCGTGTCGTAGCATCCGCCTCGGAACGCAATTCGTTCGCCAACCGCGTCAATGCTTACGCAGCTTCCGCCAATTTCGGTGTCCGATGCAGGATATAGACCGTACTTCTTCAGCACAACCAATGCTGCTCCAGAAACCGGGGTGGCGCCTGGGTTGGTCATGGTGGCGAATGGTTTGCCTTTGGCGAGTACCAGTGTGTAGTTCTCCGTGCCGGACACGTCATAGCGCACAGAATTTTCAGTTGTTGGAACATAGTTGCCACCATCAATAGTGCCCGTGAATTTCGGAGCGATCAGAGCGCCTGTTTTCCCGTCGATTGCTTTCCATGCAGATGACGTTTTACTAAAGTCTGTAGCGTTCAGCGCCGCATTGTTGTTTTCGATGACCTGTATTTCACCGCTGACGATTCGAAGGCCCGGCGACCATTCGCTGACATTTCCGCACAAATCCGAAATTCCGCCAGCGCTGTTGTCGTGTCGCCAGCTCATCGGGCCTGATCCTGTAGGCGCCACGGCTCCTAAAGTATAGTTTGGAACCCCTGGACTTCCGCCATCCGTGCGTAGGCAAGTTTCCCATTTTGCGAGCGAGCTTCTGCCACTGTTGTTATTTCCTCGCGGCATAAATCCATTCTTCCAGCACCAAAGCGCCAGCGCTGTAAACTCTACATTGCTGATGAGGTGCCAGCCATCACCATTGGCGCGTGACCAATTAACAAATTTTTCAAAGCTATTTGCATAACTCGGAATGACGCCGGGTAGGCTCAAGAACTCTCCGTTTTTGACGATACCCTGATATGTTCCGATAAACAGCTCAGATTTTTCAACGCCTCCGACGATGAAGGCGGGATGCACGCCCGTGCCGAGGCTTTCGTCGATGTCTTCGAGATTGAACTTCGGAACGATGTTCATGTAACTCGGCTGGCCGGTTGCCGTGTACAGCACCGTGGTTTTCCCGCCGCTGGCGGCTTCAACGCTTGCGCGCAGGTCATCTTTCACGAAGATGGTTGGCATGTGGGTTACTCCTTTTTAGGCGACAGGCCAAAGTGTTACGACGACCGCATTGGGATCGAGCATGACGGCAGCGCTCGCAACGGATTCGCCGTCTTCGTTGATTGACTCGGCTTCGTTTATGCTGGCGGGTATTTCGATCTGGGCAAGGTAGGCGCCATCGCCTCCCTCAACGGGGCCGTTGAGACCGGATCGGATTTCGATGGTGACGGCCACGTAGCGCTGGCGATCTGCGCAGTCAATGGAGATGCCAGCCACGGTGACAGTGGCGCCAGACACGGCGAAGTCGGCAACGGGCTGGCCTGGCTGTTTTAGGTTGATTTGCATTGACTTTCCTTCTGTCAGTTGTTGAGCTTGCTGGCGCGCCAGCGGATCGCTACGTTGTCTGCGGAACTGGCAAGCAGCACGGTGAATCCATTGGTTGCGCGACTTGAAACGATGATCTGGCGGCTGTCGCATGGCGCGCCGGTGGCCGATACAACGTCGAACGACAGGTTGTAGTCGTTGGCGGAGAGCGTGTTCAGCATGGGAGAAGCGCTGGCCGGGCTGTCCAGCAACTTTGGGAAGCTGGCCTCGAAGCGGCGAACGCTCGTCAGCGTGACTTTCGCAAGATATGGGTCGGTCGCGTCTGAGTTTCCTGAAGGAATGGTCAGGCTGTAGATGGTGATTGCGCCATCTGGGACGCTGGCTCCGATGGTCGTTACGGCCATGCGCCACAGACCGCTGGAGTCGTTGAACAGGTAGGCGTATACCGTAACCGAACCGGATCCGGTATTGCTTGGAACCGATGCGGCGTTGTTTCCTGCGGCGACAGACCAAGACCTGCCGCCAGCGAAGCACACGCCGCCATCAATGCTCAAGTTTCGCGTGGCCGTGTCCGATTTCGTCACGTTGCAACCGCTGACAACACCACGGTTCTTTATGGTGAAGACGCCCTCTTGCTGGGCCTGCTGGCGTAATGCCTTGATGCCGTAGTTTGCTTGCGCCGCCTGATCCAGGGCGAACTTCAGCGCCGCAACAATGTGACCTTGCATTTCCACGCCGGCCGCATCGTATTTATCGTCAATTTCTTTCAGGCGGTCTGCAATGCTTGGCTTGCTGCCTCGCGCGGTTTTCAGCTCGGCCTCGTTGTCTCCCACGCGCTTTTCGTGGTCGGCGAAGTTGGCGTCGATTTCCTCGTAGGTTTTGTTCCACAGCGACGGGACGGCATCCGGTTCGTTGTTGGAAATTTTGGTGATCGTTTTGTATGGCAGTGCCATGGCTCGAATTCCTTTCTCAGAAGCGCAGCTTGATGCTGATTTCGTAACGCTCGTCGCTTTCCTTGAATTTCGGGGCGAACGTTTTCAGGCCGACGAGCTTTCCGTTGGCATCGATGAGAGCTACCTCTGAGATTGCGGCTCCTACGGCGTCGCTGGATTCGATCACGCCTTTTCCGGTCACCGAAAAAAGGTCTTCCTGCGTGATGTCCGAGATCGGTTTTCGCAGGCTTGGGATTTCGTGATTGAGCGCTGTAGCGGTAGCGGACGGCGGCTTGGGCGTCAAGTCGGCGTTGTGCCCGCCGTCTCCGAAGGCCATGTGGGTGATAGCGGCGATCTGCGCGCCGCCGGCCATGCGGGCGGCAAGGCGCTGGCGGTACGCATTGACGACGACAGCTTCAGCCATGTGTCTGACTTCCTTGTGAACGTGTTGCGAGAATTCTTGTGGGTCGTGGCTCTCGTGCAGAGCGCCTTTTTCCGAGTCCTCACACCTTCACGACGTCTATCCTGCACTCGAACGTGATCGGCGCTTCGCGACCGATAGTGAAGCAAAAGGGACAGCGCCTGAACTTCTCGCCCACGCGCCAGCGGCCATCGAGCCTGCGCCACGGCGACAGGCGCACCACGCTCCCCAAGCGCGCCGGCGTGGCGGGGTACTGGATCAGGTGCCGCTCGTGGAATGTCGTGACCAGGCTTTGCTGCACCGTGGCCTCGCTGACCTTTTGTAGCGTCGCCTGGCTGCTCGCCGCCACCGGGATGGAGACGGCGTCCTGGCTCTGCATGAGCGCGCCGCCGTCGATACGGCAGTTTTTCAGGCGCCAAACGGACTTGCCGCCGCGCTTTTCGCCGATGCGGAACGTTCCGAAGGGCTGAGGAAGCTTGACCGTCGCGCCGTCCTTGCCCAGCTTCCAGCGCACGTCATCCGCATCGCCGATCACGCGCCCGCACCACGGGTAGCGCATCTGCACGGTTTTCTGAGCCGCCAGCGCGGACGATGCCAGAATTTCGAGGTTCAGGATGACGTTCAGCCAGAAGCGGAAGACCGGCACCAGGCGCGCCGGGATGACCGAGCGGATGATGTGCATGAGGCCCGCAATGGAGCGCACATTCACGCTGAAGTCCAGCGCGATTTCAATGCGGCTGGTCAGGTACATCTTCGATGTGTCCACGGGACGCTCGGCGCGCGACTCGTCGGCGTCCGGTATGCGCCGGCCTATGCCCCAGGTGCCGTCCAGTTTCAGACCCGGTTCGCAAATCTGGTGCAGCCACCACGAAAAACGCGGCTTGGATGAGCGCAACCCGGTCGGGTACGGCAGTTCCTTGTCGTGCCAGAGCTGATCCACCTGGCACATTCCGGGGAACAGCATCTGCAGGTAGGTGCGCAAAAAATGCAGCCCGCGCCCCTGCGCGTCGCCGGATTTCCAGGCGCGGTACAGGTAGCGCGTCGCCGCTTCCTCGCGGTCGCCCTGGATCAGCACCAGGCCGTCGGCGTTGACCGCCTTGCGCACCAGGTCAAAGGAGCCCAGGTGGGCCGCGCCCAGCACGTTGACGTCGGCCACGTCGGCGGCCAGATGGGCGTCGAACAGGTCGATGAACAGCCGTTTGAGGTCGGCCTCGACCTCGTTTTCGGCGTAGCTGCGCTCCAGCGGAACGAGGCTGGGCAGCTTGGCGTTGGAAAAGTCCCGGCGCACGGATCAACCGCCCCAGGACGGCGTGACGATGTTGGCCGTTTCCACGCTGACGCTCAAGGAATCGGCGTCCAGGTAGCGCCACATTTCCGGCCTGGCCAGCAGCGACGCCGGCTCCACGATGCTCACCGTCAGGTCGGCGGCGCCGTCGGACAGGGCCGCCACTTTCTGGCGCAGCAGCGCATAGACGCGCTGGTACAGCGGGCGCTGGCGGCCGCGCCGCGACGCCGCCGACGCCGGACCGAATTCGGCCAGCAGCGCCTCGGCGATTTTCTGGCTCACGTCGGACGCCACGTAGGAGGTGGACACGCGGGCGCTGACGCTCATGCGGATCTGCGAGCGCACTGGGGTGAAGAAGCGCACGCGGTAGCTGTCGTCGGAGGCCAGGATCGCCGCCTTGATGGCGCGCTGCGTGCCGGTCAGGTCGGCGTCGGCGATCACCATCGGCGCGACGGGGGTGTTGGCATCGCTCTCGGACAGCGTGGCTTCCTTGCCGTCGGCGGACAGGCAGGCCACGAACAGGGCGTTGATGTTGTCGAAGCTCGGCCCGCGCGCCTGTTCCTCCGCCGACTCGTTCCAGACGGACAGGAATTGCAGGGTCGGGAAGTTGCGCCGCACCAGGAAATCGAACTCGCCAAGGAACACGGCGTTGTTGTCGTACACCGACGGGTAGCGGGCAAAGTCGCGCAGCACGGCCATCGGCATCGGGTTCTGGCCGGCCACCAGCAGCGCATCCATGCGCAACTCGACCGCCGACTCGGCGGGCGAACCCAGATACTCGAACGAAAACGGGCTGCCGTAGTCCAGGCTCACATCGCCCGACGTGTAGAACACCGTCAGGGTGATTTGCGTGCCGTTCCTGGGTTGCACGCCCACCGCGCCGTCCAGCCCGAAGCGCACATAAACGCGCTGCTGGTCGTCCGCCTCGACGTGGAAAACACGCTCGCCCGCCGCCGTGTTGACGTAGCGGTCGCGGTACTCGTAGCTGCCGTCCCCATCGCTCACGGCGATGGCGCAAAGGTACGCATCGTCGTCGGAGGGAGGAACCTCGATGGCGTAGAACGGTTCGTTGCCGTTGACGGTGTGCTGGATGGCGCTGGATCGCGCCTGGCTGGCTTCGAACGTAGCCTCGCCGCCAGCCGGCACGGCCGCCGGCGTTTCGATGCGCCACGGGCGGCCCGACGAATCCAGCAGCGTGCGGCCCGACTCGACCGTGAAGGTGGCTGCGCCGGTATTGACGGCGCGCACGCGCACGCGAGCGGCTTGCCCCTTGCGCACGATACCGCGCATGGCGGCGTCGGCCAGCACGGTGGCGTCGCGCGTTTTCTCGAACGGCTCGGCCTGCGCCGTGTCCACCTGCGCCGAGAGCATGGCCAGCATGGTCGCCATCGCGTCCAGATGCTGGGTGATACGCGGATCGCCAGCCTGGTACAACGGCGCGATGGCAGGGTAGGCGGCCACCGAATCGCGGATGGCGCGCTGGAAGTCGGCTTTGGTGAGCACGTCGTCAGCCCTCCATCTCGATGGCCTGGCCGGCCACTTCTACGATCAGATGCATCCGGTCGGGTGGCGCCGGAACGCCATAGAGGTTCAGCGCGCCCGGCGGCAGCGACTGCAAGGGCGGCACGTCGGCGCGCATCTTGCCGATGAACGAATTCGGCGTGTCGTCGGCGTGAGGGCGTTGCAGCAGCGATTTGGTGTCCTGCCCGTAGTCGGAGCCCAGGTAGCCGCTCACCGGCGTGTTCAGCCAGTGCCTGACCGCGCCCTGGATGTCGGTTGATGTGATCGCTGCCATGCCGGACAGCGTAGGGGACGGGCGGGGGCGGGGAGAGGGGAGTTTTCCGCTACCGGGGCAACGCCGTCTTGCACTTGACAGTGAAATTAAATGGTTATACAATTAAATCATGCTCACCGTGATCGAAACTGAAGAATTCCTTGCCTGGTATGCGCAAGTTTGGTCTGACGACGAGCGCGATGCCTTTGTTGACTGGATCGCAGTCAACCCCGATGAGGGTGACGTGATACCTGGAACTGGGGGCCTGCGCAAGGTGCGTTGGAGTCGCGCCGGTGTGGGCAAGCGCGGAGGCGCCCGGGTGATTAACTACTTGCGCCGGTCAGAAGGACAGGTTGTCCTGCTGCTGGTCTATGCAAAAGCAAAGTACGACAGCCTGCGCCCGGAATTTCTGCGGAAATTGAAGGAGAAACACGATGACTGATCTCACCCCTCATCCAGATCCTGAAATGGACGAGTTCGAGCAAGCCCTGTTGCGCTCGCTCGACCAAGCCAAACGCGGCGAATATGCGCGCGTCTCCACCCCGCAAGACATCCTTGCGCGGCGGCGCGGGCGGCCAGCGGGCAGCGTCAAGGAAGATCGCAAGGTGCAAACCGCCATCCGGTTCGATCCTGATGTGCTGCAAGCCCTGAGATCAACCGGGCGCGGCTGGCAGACGCGGGTCAACGACGTGATGAGGGACTGGCTCAAGTCTCACTCGGCCGCATAAGCCAATAGCACCGGCAGGGCAGGTCTCGCTGCTCAGGAAGCCGCCAAACCGCCGGTCACAATGTGCGCGATGCCGCGCTCGCGCAGGTCTTGCCCGACGTCGCCTTGCCCGGACGCCACGGTGATCTGCTGGCGCGCTGTGTTGGAGGCCAGCGGCATGGTGATCTGCTGGGCTTCGGCCAGGGCCGGCGGCATGGGCGCCGATGGCGCACTCGGCACGCGCACCGAGGCCACCACCGGAACGACTGGAGCAGCGACCACGGAAGGAACGGATGGCGCAGCAGGCTGGGCCACCACGGGATCAGCTTTGGCTGAAACGCCCCCTGTCTGAGCGGCTGGTTGCGGCGCAGCCTGCGAAGATGGACTGCCGGCCAGCGCAAGCAGCCGCTCTTTTTCGTTCACGGCACGCTTGGCCGTTCCATCACGGACTGCAGCCGACGACTTGGCGAAGAGCTTGTCGTTGTTGGCGATCTTGTAGTCCTGGACTGCCGATACGATGTCCTGGTCGCTCATCTTCGCAACGTCCCGGCCATCCAGCGCCTTCTTGAACATGCCGATGGCCCCGGTGCCGCGCTTCGCGTTGCCGGCGCCGAACTGCACGGAAGACGACCAAATGGCGTCCTGCACCGCCGCGCTTCGACCGGACAGGTCGATGCCCGCGTCCTTCAGGCCGGAAAGCGCCGGGTCGTAGTGCGTTGACTTGATGAACGAGTGCTGCGCGTCGCCGAAGTCTGGCTCGCTCTTGGCCAGATCCTTCCACTTGGCGTTGAATTCTGGCGTGCCAGGCTGCAAGCCGGAGAATTGCTCGCCGTATTTGCTGGACTTGAGAAACTGCTGGAGCGTTCCTTGCGACGATGAAAGCTGATAGGTTCCATAGGACGCCCCGCCGAAATCACCTTTGCCGCTGGAAACCGTGCCCGCGCCGCCGCTGCCGGATTCAAAAGCCTTGCTCGTTTGCCCCAGCGCCCAGTTCGCCGCCGAACCCACCGCCGAGCCGGCGGCGCGAGCGCCCGTTTGCAGTCCCGGCGTTGGCGCCGGCGCATCCGTTGGCTTGCCGCGCGCCTCGTCGTAGCCGGCCTTCGCCTGCGTGGCCGCCGCAGCGCCCGCCGCAACCGCGCGCTTGATCGTCTTCGGCACCAGCGCCCCGGCGTTCTCCTTCACGAAGCCAGCGGCTTGCGATGCTTTTTCGCCGGCCCATTGTTTGGTCGCGCTCCACGCGCTCGATGCGCCTTCCTTGGTCTTTTCCAAGGCCGCTCCGGCGGACGCCTTGACATCGACGCCCGTCTTTGCCTTGATCCAGTCGTTGGCGCTGTTGGCCAGTTCGCTCACCTTGTCGGTCAGCTTGCCGGCGGCGTTCGTCATGGCGCCCCACCACTCGCTCGCGGTTGAAGCGATGTCCTCCCATGTGCTTTTCGCGTCGGCCACCAGGGAATCCCACAGGCCGCCGATGAAGGCGGTCGTCGTGTTCCACGCGCCGACGATCTTGCCGGGGATGTCGGCGTCGATCATCTCCTTGGCCCAAAGGCCGGCTTTCTCTCCAATCATCTCGCCGGCCATCGAGCCCAGATAGCCGCCGACGACGGTTCCAACGGGGCCAAGCGCGGAGCCGAGCGCGCCTCCGATGGCCGCGCCAACCCCCATGCCCAGCGCACCGCCCGTGCCCTTGTAGCGTTGCGACCGGTTTTCTTCTGGCGTCTTGTCCGGGTCGTCGTCCATGCCGAGGGCCGAGCCAATCGCCATGCCGCCGGTCAGCAACGCGCCCAAAACGGGGATGCGCTTGAGCAGGCGGCCCGACTTGGACAGCAGGCCGCCGGCTTTGCCGAGCAGCCCGGCGCCCTTTCCTGCGGCGCCAACTCCCTTGGCCACGGCGCCCGCTTCTTGCGCGGCTGCCGTGGCGCCCTTGCCGCCGATGCCGGCGGCGGCGCCCAGCAACCGGCCCTTGCCGCCGAACAGCTTCTTGCCCATGCCGATGGCGCCGCCGATCAACGGGCCGATGACGGGCAGGCGCATCAGCAGGCCGCCCAGCATCTTGGGCAGGCCGCCGAACAGGCCGCCGCCGTTCTTTTCATCGGAAACTGGCTTGTCCTCGATGGCTTTCAGCCGCTTGCCCGCCAGCTTGTTGAACAGCCCCTCTTCCTTCCTGAAGCCGGTAATGGCTGTCCAAATGCGGCGCAGCCAGCGTTCCTGCTTCTTCTGCCCGTCGCCGCCGGTCAGCAGCTCGTAGCCGCGCGCCATGGGCTGGGCCACTTCGTTGAACGCCTTGACAGCCGGGTCGGCCTCTTCCATGCCGGCGCCGGACGCCTTGACCGCGTCCACGATGCGGCTGCCTATCGCGCTCAACGCGCCTTCGGCCTTCTCGTCGGCGTCGCCGTCATCGGCCTCCGCGCCGTTGGAACGCCCCGCCTTCTTCGGGCTGGCGGCGTTGGCATTGGCGTTGCGCACGAAGCGGCCACGGTTGTCGCGGCCCAGCGGCTTGGCCGGCACGCGCTGGGTGGCCAGCCGCGAAGCGCGCAATTCGGCCACGGCGCCGGTCAATGCGGAAACGGCTTCGGCGTCGCTGCGGGCGACACTGGCGCCGCGCTTTGCCGGCGTCGCTGGCGGCTCCATCGCTTGTCTCGGTGCTAGCGCGGTCGGCGCCGATGGCGGCAAGGCCATCTCTTGCATCGGAGCCGGCTTCGGCGTGGCGGCCTTGTCCGCCTGTTGGCCCGGCAGTGACGGCGTGCTGGATCGCGAGTTGAGTTCCGCCAGACTCGGCGCGCCAAGCATGGCCTTGAGAATGGCTCGCACATCGCCGCGAATGGCGGCCAGATGGGCTTCGGCTTTTCTCAGGTCAATGGGGTCGCCGACCAGGAACCCCTGCGCGTCATGCTTCAGCGCCATCACGGCCTCATGAAAGTGTCGAGCTGCGAGAACGACATTTGCAACTCCTGCAGTCCGTCTTCGCGGCGGGAAAGGCTCAAGTCCAGGTTGACCGGGCGGAACAAGCCAACGCTTTCGTAGCCGCCACGGTTGCTGCCGGACGTGATGAACGAATGCACCACCCTGATCCTGATGGCGTACTCATCGGGTACGCCCAAGGTGCCGTCACGCGCGGCCACGGCGGCGTGGTGCGCTTCGAACCACCTTTTCAGCGAGCCGGATTCGTCGTCCATCGTGGTCAGGCGCATATCGACCGGCTCAGAGCCCTGGGCGCAATCCACCACCGCGCCGCCCACGCGGGTCTTGTCTCCGGCGATGATGTAGGGCGCGTATTCGACCTCGGTGGCGAACAGGTTGAAGCGATCCGGCATGTTCAGCGCGCCGCCGGCCAGCCGGCTCGTCACCTCCAGCAGCCAGAGGTTTTTCTTGGCCCGGCGCTCGCCGCGCACCTGGGCATAGATGCTCTTGGCTTCCGCCGGGCTGATGCCGCCAAGCAGCGGCGTGGGCGTGCCAAGGAACGCGGCTTGCGAAGCGGCGCCGCCGCCGAAGCCGGGCAGCAGCTCGTTGAGCAGTCCGGAGCCCAGCACGCGCAGGCCTGCACCGTCCCAATCGCCCTTCATCAAATCGCCGACGGCGCCCGCGCCCACGTTCAGCGCGCGCTGCGCCTGGATGGGGACGTATTTGTTGACGGCGTTCATGCCGGCGTTCACGGCCATGCTCTGGCCCATGCCGACGACGGTGCTGGCGAGCTTGCCGCCGCCGAGCGCTTGCGTGGCCGATGACGCCAGGCCGTTCAGCGAAGCGCCAATGCCGGAGCGGATGGAACCCAGCAGCCCGTTGCCGGACAGGCTATCGGCGATGTTGTTGTAGAGGGACATCCGGCTTCAGATCATTTACAGGTTGAAGCCATCGCCGGACTGGGTTAAAGTTCCCCTCGTTCGCTGGTTTGCGGTGAGAACTTCCACCGCCGCAGAGTCAAGTGCCTCAGTGTCTATCGTCTTGAGGCTGCCGGCGAACGGGATGTTCAAGTTTTCTTGGGCGACAGTCCCTCCCAAGGAGTCAAGCTGATCGGGGTCTATAGACGCGAGAAGCTCCTTGATCTTCCCTTTTTCGTCGTCGTAAGACGTGACGACCCACGTTTTTGCCGTGCCGAAATAGTCCAGGCTTACGACGACGACATGCAACGGCTCCTTGTCATCGACAAGATGAATTTTGTTGTTGCCCTTGAATCGGACAATCCGACCGTGCTTGAGCACGCCGGGTAATTTGCGCAGCGCGGCGGCGTGTTTGCGCGCAATGTGCATCAATCCGAATTTCGGCCCACCCCATACCAGGTCAATCGTCCCAAGACCTTGGCGCTTCCATACCGCGCGCGCGTCGCCGGTGCGCTCGCGCATCAACCGCTCAATGGCACCCTCCGGGTCGTTCTCGTACTCGGTGAACACCGGGCCGAGGCTTGTTTCCGGCGCGCTGTCGAATGCGACCGCGTGGTGCGCGCTGTCCATCTCGCCGCCGCCAAATCCACCGCCGCCCATGCCGCCGCCGTCCTGCGCCGGCTTCGCCTCGACAATGGCCGCGTACAGCCGCGCCTGATCCTCGTCCAGCATCATCTGCTTGGCAAGGAACTCGGTCATGACGTCCTTGCTGGCACCCATATCCTTCATCATCTGCATGGTCTGCACCAGCAACATGCCGCTGTTCATCGAATCGGTGCGCGTGCGCTGCTTTTCGGCCTCCAGCGCCGAGATCGACCCGAAGAAGTTGATTTCCCAGGGCCGCTCGCGGTGGTTGAACACCACGCCGTACCGGCGGTAGGTGTGGATGTCGATGACGTGGTTGAAAAACTGCTCCAGGGCCACGCGGATGATGCGCGCGCGCTCTGCGGCCTGCGCCGACACGCGGAAGAATCCGCCTTCGCCAAGACCGCCCGAGAGCTGGTCGGCAAAGCCCAGCATGGACAGATCGACGCCCATGGCGCCGGACAGCAGCCGGGCGTGCAGCAGCACGTCTTCGATGCTGATGGTCGCAGCCCTGCCTGGCTGGCCGCCGTTGGCCGGCCCCACCGTGGTCAACTGCTTTTCGTTGAACACCGGGATGATGTGGCGGATGCGCTCCATGATCGGACGCCCGCTTTGCACCGCTTTCTCGGCGTAGTCCTTGGACTTTTTCAGCATTTGCGCGACGGATTTGAGGAATCGCTCCTGCTGCTCCTTCGTCATCGAATCGACGTTCACCGTCACCATCTGCTCGTCGATGGAATCCATCCAGCGCTGGCCCACCAGGCCCAGCAGCGACGCCGACAGGTTGTCGTAGGGTTCCTCGGCGTTGTAGAGCAGCGAACCGCCGATCATGGACGGCATGATCGGCAGCTTGTCGATGTCGTTTTCGGTCAGCGCCACCTTCAGCGACTTCTCGACCACGCCGAACTGCGGAATCCATTGCGTGCGCGGCATCTTCAGGCGCGCGAGCTGCGACACGTCCAGGCGCTGGAAATTGCGCTCGCCCACGGAAACGGCAAAGCCCACCGTGCGGCTGCCGCGCTCGAAGGGCTGCACCAGTTGCGGGCGGATCATTTCGTCGCAGTGCAGATCCACGACGCCGCGCGCGTCGGCGTAGATGCGCGCATAGGCGTCTCCGTAGGCCGCGCCCGTGTAGGCCATCTGGAACGCCACGCGGTTGAACAGCGGCGCCAGATCGGCGTAGATTTCGTCCACGATGGCCGACAGGCGCTTGTCTTTCTTCGCCTCGACGGTTTTTTCGATGAACACCAGGTCGCCGCTGGTTTCGTGCCCGCCCAGGGCGGAAGTAACCAGCAGTTGCAGCGCGCTGGAGATGATGGGGTCGCCCTCCATGCGCATCCACTTCTCGTAGATGATCTGGCGCGCCCGGGCGCCACGGCTGCCGTGCCCCAGCAGCGAAGCCACCGTGGTGGTTCCAGCGCCGTACAGGTAGGTGCTGGATTGGTCGATGTCCTTGGACGGCGCGACGTGCGTGGATGCCCAGCGCTTGCTGGACAAGCCGAAGCGGGCCAGAAAGCCTGGCTTGCGCGCGTCAGGTGGGCTGTTGGATGCCATGCGGGAAGCGTAGGCTCGCAGGCATGGCCGAACTGGCGCGGTTTTCCGCCCTGTGCGCCATCACTGCGCCGAGCTGCGCGCGTCATCCGCCTCGGCTTCAACCCGCCGGAAACTCCATGTCCGCATCGAACAACGTCCAGAACTCCGGGCTGGCCGCGTCCAGCAGGAACTGGTTGGCGTAGATCACGTTGGTCTTCAGGTAGGCCGTGCGGAATTCGTCGGCGGCGATCAGGGTTGCCACGTCGTCATCAAAGCGGTACGCCTTGGCGATGAGCGGGTCGGTTTGGTCGCCCAGGGTGTAGCCGTTGCGGTTCATCACCTCTTTCAGCGCCGGCCACCACGGCCCGTAATCGCGGTAGCGGCGCCGGTCTTTGCCCAGGCGCTCGGCCACCACGCCCAGGCCGAAGGCCAGCAGGTTGGAAAACCCCCGGTTGGCGCGCAGCGCGGCGGCGCGCTGGGCCACCAGCGCCTTGATGGTGTCTTGGTCGAATTTGTATTCGGTGTAGGCCATGACTTGTTCCTCAGATTTTCTTGGTGGCGGCCGTCAATTCGAGTTCTCCGGACGCCCTCGGGTAATTGCTGACCAGGTAGCTCCAGGTCGAACGGTAGACGTTCCATGCCTGCGCGTCGCCGTCCCATTTGAACTTGCCGTGCCCGGCCAGACCGGCGCAGCGCTTGATGGTTTCCTTCCAGGCGCGGGTGTTGCCCTTGATGCCCACCACGTCGGTCGGCAGTTCACCGCTGGGCTGATCGTCGCCCATCGCCTTGCGCACCGCATCCTCGATGGCGTGCTTGAACGGGTACGGCAGGCAGTCGCTGGCCGGGTCTTGTTCCTGCCAGTCGAACCACGGCGCGGCGGAGCGCATGAAGGCACTGGCCTGCTCGATGATTTCCGGCTCGCTCGCGCCGGTCAGCGCGGCTTTCAGCTCGTCCAGCGAAACCGCCCGCCCGATCTGATCCTGCGCCCAGGTTTCGAGGTCGTCGAAGTCGGCCAGGGTCAGCTTCAGGGCGTTGGCCGTGGCGAACTCGCGCAGCGCCTGGAAACGCTCCCTGGCGTTCTGATAACCGTGCTCGACCTCGGTGCCGGCGGGCACCACGAACTTGCCGCCATCGAACGATTGGACGATGGCCTTCTGCGACTCGAAAATGCGGCGCTGCACCTCGGACTTGCCCGCGTCGTCGGGCGCAACGACGTAGGGGAAATGCGGCTGCGGCAGCGTGTATTCGCCCATGGCGTAGGCCGCCACGGCGGCCACCTTGCGGCGCTGCGCCACCTCGGGAACGATGGCGTTGAAGCCGTTTTCGACGGTGCCGGCGGCGTTGATCTGGTCCTCGATCCGGGCGGCGTCCGTGAGGCAGGCGTCGTAGTCCGCGCCGTCGCGATACACCCACTCGCCGGCCATCACGGCGTCGGAGCCAACGGACAGCGGCGCGCCGTCCATGCTGCGGCCAAAGTAGCCTTGGCGACTGCCGTCCAGCGTCAGCACGGCCAAGCCGCCAGAGACGCGCACGAAGGTTCCGTGCGTCAGCGGCTTGCCGTTGTAGATGATGCCATGGCCTTGGGAAATGGCCTCGGCCACGCTGGCCGGGTAGCCGCCGGCTTCCCCGGCCTGGCGCTCGAACGAGGTCTTGGCTTCGTCGATCATCGACCGGGCCATGTCCACCTCGGACTGCCATTCGTTGCCGATCGGGCCGCCCTCGATGGCCTCGACGCCGAAGAACGGGTACGACCGACCGCGCAGCATGGCTTCGATGTTTTCGTCGTTCTGCCGCTTGCCGCTGCGCACCGCAGCGAAAAAGCCATCCAGCGTATCCGGATCCTGCACCTGGCCGCCAGCTCGCCAGCTGGGGCGGTAAATGCTGGCCGATTGCTCGATCTGCCGGCGCAGGCCGCCGATGCTGGCGTTCAACTCGGCCAGCAGGTTCTGGTTTTTGGCGATGGCGGTGGCCGTGGCCTTCGGGTTGGCGATGCGATCACGCAAGCTGGCGGCTTGGGTTTCCATCCGCCACAAACCGACGATCTTGCGGATGACGAAGCTCGCCGCGTCCTGGTTGCCTTTCAGGAAGTCGTTTTGCTTGCGGATGGTGTCCAGGTTGATCATCTGCCGGTCGCGGTTGCTGGCGGCGCGGGCCTGGGCTTCCTTGGCGGCGATGGATTCCTGCATCCGGCGCATGGCGTCGGCGTCGCCCACCACGTCGATCAGCGCCTCCATCTGTTCCTTGGACAGGCCGCCGGTGACGGCCACGCTGTCGGCGCCGTTCACGTTCATGACCTGGCCGATCCAGTCCGCCTTCTTGTTGACCATCGCCCGCTTGGCGGTGTCGAAGGTGCCGTCGGCGTCGTAGTAGTACAGGCTCACGCGCGCGGTCTGGTTGCCCTGGCGCACGCCGCGCCCGTTGCGCTGTTCCAGGCTGTCCGGCGTCCAGCCGATGGTCAGGTGGTGGATGGCCTGCGTCCCCTTCTGGAGGTTGATGCCGACCTCGGCCTTTTCGTTGGCGATCACGGTCTGGTACTTGTTGTCCTGGCCGGCGCCGTTGAAGCCGTCCTGCACCGCCATGATCTCGTCGGGCGTGTTGTTCGTCCGCCCAGTGATGATGGCAATGGCCGACGCCGGCACGCCGGCGCGGCGCGCCAGCAGCCGCTTGATCTTGTTGTGCAGCGGCAGGATATCGCAGAACACGATCTGCTTGACGATGGGCGACGGCTGGCCGTCGGCGCCAATGCCGCGCGGGCTGGCCTGTTCGTGCTGGAAGTTTTCCAGCATGGCGGCCAGCTTGGGCGGCACGGACACGTCCAGGTCGAGTCCCAGCTTTTCGGCAATGGTCTCGAAGGCGCTCTGAATATCCGGGTCGATGGTGTCGATCACCACGCGACCGCCGTCGATGGACTTGGCGCGCACTTCGACCTTCAGCAACTCGGTTTCGTTGCCGGCGGCGTCTTTCACCGTCTTGTGGCCGACGATGGCCTTTTCGTCCGTCATCGGGCCGGGCCTCGGGCGCTCTTCGGTGAATTTGCGGGCGTTGAACTTCTCGATGGCCGCCTTGGCCTTGTCGGCCTGCGCCGTCAGGTAGCCGTAGAAGGTGGCGCGCTGATCCAGCTCCGGGTCGGCGATCAGCAGCGTCATCTTGTTGATGAGGTTGAACGGGTGGCCGATGAGGTTCATTTCCTCGCCGAAGTGTTCCGCCACCTGGTCGAATGCCGCGCGGTCGCCACGGTTGGGCTTCTTCTCCGAAATTTCGTCCATCGCAAAGCGGAACGCGCTTTTGTAAAGCTTCAGCCGCGCCACCACGTCGGTCGGCAGCGTCAGCGGCGCGGCCTTTTCCTCGCGGTCGGGCACCACGATCTGCTCGCCCACATCCTCGGCGCTCTTGATCGTCGCCGCCTCGCCGATGGCCTTGCGCAGCACGCCGACGTTGTTCAGGCCGACGAAGACATCGGTGGTGCGCGCGACGCCGTCCATCGTCACATCATCCTGATTCTCCTTGGCGCACATCATGTCCATGAAGTTGTCGGCGCCCTGGATGCCCAGGCACATGTCGTTCACGCGATCATGGCCGACTGCCAGCGACAGCATGGCGTAAATCTCCAGCGGGCTGTTGGTGATGGGCGTGGCGGTGAGCATGAGCACGCCATCCTTCAGCGGCGATTTGCCACGGATGAACCACGCCTTGGCCTGGGCGTCGATGCCGCGCCGCGACGCTGGAGACAGCGAGAGGAATTTGGCGCTCTTGAAATCCACCGTCTGGGCGGAGTTCTTGAAAACGTGCGCCTCGTCGAACACGATGCTGTCGATGCCCATGTCCTCCAGGTAGGGCGCGCCGCCACGCTTGTCGGACATCACCGACAGCAGGCCGGCCTGCTTGCTCTTGGCGCGCTCGTCCTCCTTCTTGTCCATGCTTTCGGCAAAGCTGGCGTCGGCCTGGCGCATGAACGACTCGTAGGCGCTGATGGTTTCTTCGCGCAGGCGGATGCGCTCGAAGGCTTCCAGCGTCATGAAAATCTTGCTGTGCCGGTTCTCCATGACCGCCGTGAGGTCGGCGTCGAAGTTGGACGAGCTGACGTCCGCCTCGCCGTCCTTGCCGACGCGCAATCCAACGAATAGGCAGTCCGAGGTGTCGGCGTAGGCGCTCTCGGCTTCCTTGCGCCAGTTCGACAACACCGAGTTGGGCACCACGAAGGCGGTTTTGGTCTTGACGCCGATGCTCTGGGCGTACTGTGTCGCCGCCAGCGCGGTGAAGGTCTTGCCCAGGCCGACGCCGAAGCCGTTGATGCCGCCGAAGTCGCGGCTGGTTTTGCGCACGTAGGCGTTCTGGTAGCCGTGCAGCTTCAAGCCTTCGTTCATGCCTGGGATGGGCATGGGCGCTTCGTCCTCTACCTGGCGGAAACGCAGCTTCTCCGGGTCGGCAGCCACGGCCTCCAGGCGCGCGACGATGGCGCGGTTGCCGCGCACCCATCCGTTGAATTGCTCGTTGGCGGTGTTGACCATGCCGCGCAGCTCATGCAGCGCGGTGGCGTCGTCCATGCCCAGCTTCGCGCCGCCCAGGGTGATGGTGCCGTTCTTCAGGTAGTCGCCAATGCGGTTCAGCAGCTTTTCGCGGTCGGTCAGCTTGCTGCCCGGCACGTCGATGTCCACGCGCTTTTCGCCTGTTTTCTCGTCGTAGACGACGGCGGCGGACGGGTGAACGAAGCGGCGCAGGAAGTCGGCCTTCTCTTCGTGGGTGACGTGCGGGCTGAACAGGTTGAAGGTCAGCTTGGACACGTCCACCTTGTCGATGCGCGCGCCGGCATCGAGCTTCTGGCGCAGCAGCTTGGCGCGGATGGCGTCGCTGGCCGCGCTGGCGATGTCGGCGTCCGCGCGCCGCAGGAACTCGGCGTAGTTGCCGACGTAGTAATCGTCGGCGCGCGTGACGCTCTTGCCGTCCGGCGACAGGCACCAGGTCGGGTCGGCGTGCGGATCGAACCACTCGCCGTAGATGGCCTTGGCGTCGTCCATGCCAACCCAGATGGATTTGGTCTTGTAGCGCAATCCCTCGAAGCTGGCGTCCGCCGTGATTTCCACCGTCGGCGCCTGCTGCCGCACGTCGCCGCGCCAGACGGCGGAGAACCCGGTTTTCTTCTGGTAGTGGTTGGAAATGGTGGCCAGGCCGTCGCGCAGCTTGCCGCCCAGCGCCGCCGGCCGCTTTTTGGCGGTGGTGGAAAGGCGCTGCATGGCATCGGTCAGCGCCGGGTAGTCCCCGGCGAAGTTCACGCCGGATTCCTCGCCCAGGCGCTCTTGCAGCACCTGCGCCGCCGCCATGCCGACCACGCCGGCATTCCAGAACTGGGCGCGTTCGCCTTCGTCCGGCATGCGCCGGATTTCGTCCATGGCGCCGCGCAGCCAGTCCGGGATGTCCAGCGACTGCGAGGTTTCGACCATGTAGTTGACGCACTCCTGCGCATCGGCCCACTGGACGCGGCCATCGAAAGCCGCGTAGGGCGTCGCCAGCTTGCCCGCCAGCTCGGCCATGCCGGCGCTGTCCTCGCCTCGCGCCAGTGGAGTCCAGCGGCCATCCTGCATTTGCAGGGTCTGGCCAGATTGCGTGATGGTGTCGCCGTCGCGGTAGACGATGGGTGCGGTTTCGACCGTGCCCAGCATGTCCCAGTCCACGCGCGAGCCGTGGAATTTCTTGAGCATCCGCGCGATTTCGGAGATGGGCTGCTTGGTCGTCACCCGATCCACGTCGCGGAACTTGGCCGGGTCTTTGGGCACGAACTCGCCCAGGACGAAGCGCTTGCCCTCGCCGCTGAAGTAGCGGCCAGTGACGAAAGGCTGCCACTGCACCTTGGCGTCGATCAGGGTTTGCGGCGACTGCTCGCGCAGCTCGGCGATCTTGTCCAGGGTGTCGCGGCTGTATTTGCGCAGCGCGATCACGTCGGTCATGGTGTCGGCGCTGGCCGTGCCGAACACCTCGTTCGGAAGCCGGTAGGCGCCCAGGAACTCGGCCATGTAGCTGGCCTTGACGCGCAATTCCTCCTCCTTGCCGCCCTTGCCGGAGACGCAGCGCGGCGGCGTGATGAACACCGCCAGGCCGCCCGGCTTGAGTTTTTCCAGCGTGCGCAGGATGAAGTAGTTTTGCAGCGGCTCTTTCTGGTAGCGCCCGTCCAGCAGTTGGTTGCCGCCGCGATCCGCGACGCCTCCGAAGGGCACGTTCGTCACCACGGCGTCGTACTGCTCATCCGGCGTGGCGGCGGCCACCTTCTCGAACGGCGCCACGGTGGCGGTGTAGCCGGGGCCGGCATTGACCAGGCCGTTGATGCGCCCGGAGGTTTCGTTCAGCTCCACGGCGTCGATGGCGGCGCTCAAGGGCGCGGTGGCGCCAAAGATGCCGACGCCGGCGCACGGGTCGAGCACCTTGCCGCCGGCAAAGCCCAGCTCGCCCATCAGGATCCAGATGCCCTCGGCAATGGGCTTGGGGGTGTAGTACTCGTAGGCGCTGCCCTTCTTGCCGTCGGCGCCGATCAGCGCGCCGCCGGTGCCGGAATACTTCGCCAGCGCCAGCTTTTCTTCCGGCGTCAGGCGCGACGTATCGACCTCTCCAGCGTCGATGCGCCTCAGCAGCGCCATCGCGGCGGTGTTGTCCTTCTTGCGCTGCGCCGGCTTGCGATTCGGGTCGAACTCGTAATACTGCGCGGTCTGGTTGCGCGGCGCGGGTGGCTCGTTGCTCTTGGGCTGCTCTGGATCAGGCGCCTGGTTTTCGCTGGCCGGCGGCGGGGTCGCCTGCGCGCCAAGCTCCATGCGGATTTGGTTGGCGCGCGCCACCAGCTTCAGGCGCGCCAGCGTGGCCGCCGGCCCGGAGCCGGCCACCTTCAGGTCGGTCTTGATCCTGGCCAGCGCGCCCACCAGCTTCAGACGCGCCAGCACGCCGCCGCCGAAACCGGCGTCATCGAGGGAAATTCTGTTCAGCACGATCGTCCCCCTTCACGCGATGCCGGCGGTGGCGGTCATCATGGCGTTCTGGTAGGCGTTCACGGCCTGCTCGAACAGGGCCACCAGCGCGGCATCGTCCTGGTTGCGGTTGAAGGCGGCTTCCAGTTGGTCGGCCAGGTCGGCGGACAGCATGTCGGCCACCGTGCCGTCGATGACGGACTGGAACAGGGCGCGGTCGGCGGTTTTCTGCTGGCTGTCCTGTCCGCCAAGGCCCAGCTCCTTCTCGATTTCCGCCAACTTGCCGAACAGCACCTCTTCGGCCTTGCCCTGGTTGTAGAGCTTGTACTGCTGCGGCGTCAGCGTGTCGCCGAAGTCCGACAGAATCCGGTCGGATTCGATCCGGGCTTTTGCCTGCCCATCGTTTTTCGCGGCCAGCACGGAATCCCGCAGATGCCGCAGGACTTCCTGGGTGAACATCCTGGCGTAGTCCACATCGTCGCCGGCGGCTTGATCGGCGCGGCTGACTCGTGCCGAAGCAGCCAGCGAATCAGCCTGCCGAATGCCCGCTGCACTGGCGGCATCGGCAGGCGCGGCGGCAAACAAGGCATCCACCATCGCCACCGCGTCATCGTCGGAATACATGAACGTGTTCCCTCGGCTGCTCTTCAGGCGCTCGTCGCCCGACGCGCCGACGTACACCATCGCCTTGCCGTCGTCGCCGATGTCGATGCGCCCAAGCACCTGGCCGTCTTTGCTGATCTTGCCGACGTAGCCGTCCGCATCCACGCCGTCCATGACGGCGGAGTCCAGCGCGCTCATCGCCTCCAGTTTTTTCACAATGCCGGACAAGTCCTTCGCGCTGGCCGCCTTGGAAAGTGCAAGCTTGATCTTTGCCATGTCGCCGACCGCCCGGTCTTTGACAAACACCTTCAAGTAGTCGTCGCTGGAAATGAGTTTCTTGAGGTAGCCGGGCCACTGCGAGCGCCCATAGGCGCGCTCGAATCTTTCCATCAGCGGAGCGATGGCGAGCACGCGCTTCAAAACAACGTCACGCTGATCGCCCATGCCTTCCACGCCGTCCAGCACGACATCCGCATCGAAGGTGCAGCCGATTTCGTCCTCTTGCAGCACGTAATCGTCGTCGGCCACCTCCGGCGCTTGCGGCAAGTCGGAGCCGGCGTCGTCCAGCACCGCATCCACGCCGGCGCGCTTGGCGTGAAAGCGCGCCATCGTGCGGTGGTATTTCTGTGCCGCGCCCGTATCCACGGAACCGGCGGCGGCCGCGTGAGCATGGTAGGCGGCGCGGTGGGCGCTCCTGGCGGCCTTGGCGTCGCCGCCCTGCTCGGCGCGCTTGGCTCGAATCGACGAGCTGACGGCGGCGCCGGATGAGCGGCTGGCCTTGCGGTGCTGGTTGCCACGGAACGGGTGCCCGGGGAAGTCGCCATCGAGCGCGGTTTCATCGTCGTCGATCTCCGGCATGGCATCCCATTCGGATTCGTCATCGAAGTCCTCATCGTCCGTGTCTTCGTCGCATGAGGCGTCATCCAGCGCCGCGCCAGTGAACTTACCCCATTCGACCGCCGCGCCGTGGCGCTTGACCGCCTCGTCCATCGCCTTGGCGGTGACGAACGGAGAGTATTCGGCCTTGTCAATGGATTCGGTGACCCAGAGCTTGAAGTCGTCCGTGGCGTTGTCGAAGCGGTAGGCTTCATCGACGGCAGCGATTTTGTCGGCATCGGTTTTTTCGGCTTGCGGCTCGACCGCGCCAACCAGTTCAAGCGCCTTGCGCAGCCCGCCAAAAGCCAGCGCGGTCTTCAGGAATCCACTGAAGCTCTTGCTCTTCAGGCCCGTGAGAGAGCTGCCGTTGCTCACGTAGTAGACGGTTGCCGCTCCTTTCTTGCGCGCCACCACCTCATCGAATCCCTTGGCAAACAGCGATGCCATGAATTCCTGCCCGTTGCGCACGATGCCGTCGCTGTCTTGCGCATTGATGTTGGCCAGCCCATTCCAGGCCCATTTCAGGTCGTCCGCGCGCTTTTTCGCTTCCTGTTCCTCGGTTTGCTGGGTATCCATGGCGGCGCGCTGCTCGGGCGAGATACCGGCCCAGGCGTCGATCTGCCGGCGGCGCTCGCGCTGCGTCTTCGCCAGCTTCACGCCGGTGGCGCGCTCGAAAATTTCCGCGCTGGCCTTGTTGTCAAGGTTGCTCAGGGAACTCCACACCCGATCCACGTCTTTGGCCTCGATGACGGTGGCGATGGGCGGCGCCTTGCCGCCGGTGTCGATGCCGGCCCGGCGGAAGATGGCCGCCGCCATGTCGGCCAGCGGCGCGTCGTCCGGGAGCGCGGCGACTTCGGCCTTGCCGGCCTCGATCAGGCGCTCCTTGGCCAGCGCCTGAATCTTGTCGCGCGCCTCGGAAAACGCATTCAGCGCCGAATGCCATTCGGAAAGACCGGTCTTATCCAGGCTGGCAATCCGCTCGTCCCAGGTCTTGATGCCGACGGATTCCAGGGCGCTGCAAGCCTGGCCGATGATGTCGTACTGGCCCTTGCGGGATGCCGCCGCCAGCTTGCCGAGTTCGTCGCGCGCGCTCTGGCCGTCCTTGATGCCGCCCCAATCCACCGCCGCCACGGCGGTATTGAGCACGGCGGCCGCCTCGGCGAACGAGCGCACGTAGGCGTCGATCAGCGCCTGCTCATCGCCGCCATCCTCCAAGTCACTGACGCGGTTGCCGTCCTTGTCCCAGACGGCAAGGATCGTGAGGTTCAGGCCGTCGGAGTCGTCAGCAACAGTGTCAAGCATGGGGTTGACGTTGGATGCGCGATCACATAGACTGGGCGCGTTAGAGGCTGTTGCGGACTCCCTATTGCGTTCCCCTTCATTGGGGGCGATCCTTGGATGAGCAACGGCCTCTTTCTTTTCTGTCGCGCTATCCAATAGACCATCTGCCTTTGCGTTCAGCTCGTAGACCAAGCTGGGCGTTGCGCCTTCTCGCTTCCCAACTTTCACATTCGCCCTCACTTTCAAGGCAAGCGAGTGAATTTCGACGGTTTTCTCAAACGGATAGAACCCGACGATACTATCGCGTCGGTTTTTGTAATTCGGATCAAAATCCCCAACTTCGCCGGTTGTCAAAATTTCAGGGATTCTGGCAATCGTCTCAGTTTTGACGCTGCCTTTTCGATTGGCTGCCAGCGACAGTTTTGATTTCGATGTTGATGTGATGGCGCAATCGCCTATTTTGGTTTTGACAATGCGCCCTTGAAGGTGGGAGTCGATAAACTCTCGCGCCAGGAACTCGGGCGGCTGCCCCTGGTTGTTCGCCGCCATCTGCGCCATCAAGGCGTCCGCCTTCGCCGTATTCCACGATTCGATGACTTCCGCGCCGTCCGCCGGATCGACACCCCGGTTAGCTGGGTCTTGCCAGGCGCGAGCAGGAGTGGACTGCTGGTCGGTACCGCCGGCAGCAGCGAGCTTCGCCTCTCGCTTGGCGTCGCGGGCGGCGATGATTTCTTTCTTGAATTTTTTCGTGTAGGGGCCGTTGAAGTCGCGCAAGGCCGTCATGGCGGATTCGTTGGCGGCGTAGGCGGCTTTCCATTCCGGAGTGGCCCGCACCGCATCGGGCGTCAATCCCATCGGCCCTGTGGGAAATGCGGCAAGCGCCCTTCCAGTGGCCGTGCTGGCGTTCCACAGCTCATCGGCCTTGGCTTGGGCCTCGGCAAAGGTCATTTCGTCGAATTTTTTGCCGGCGGGCTGTTCGTCAGCGGGAGCCGGCGTCACGCCGTTGGCGATGTCGCGCAGCCGCTCGATCTCGGTCACCTCGCCGTCAATCTGCGCGCGCAAGTCCTCCTTCGTCCGCCCGGTTTTTGGGTCGATCCCGCCGTTTTCGGTGGCGCGCATGAGGGCATCCTGCGTGACGCTCGATTTCTGCACCGCCTGGGCGTAGTCGCGGCTTTTCCGGTTCTGCGCTTCCTCGACCTCCACCTTTGCCACTTCCAGTTCGTGCTGCGCGGCAGACAGTTCGCTCTCCAGCTCGGCGATTTCATCCTTCAGCGCCTGGATGGACTGCATCCGCTCGGCGCGCTTGGCGTTGACGCGCTGGAAGGCCGGGCTGTTCTTCTCGGCCAGGCGCATGATCCGGCGCGCCACTTCGCGCACGTTCAACTCGTCGCCGCGCTCCGGCGCCACGACGATGGTGATGTCCTTCTTGTTGAGCATCCACTTCCACGAGACAACTTCGTCGGTCGGCGCGATCTTGTTCGGCGTCACGTCGGGGTTGTGGAAGTAGATGGAAACGGTCTGACCGTCAGACAACTCGTAGATGACCGCCACGTTGGCCACGCCGCGTTGCTTGAACGGCTCGGTGATCTGCACCGCGACCGGCTTGACCTGGTGGCCGGCGCGCTCCATCACGACGCGCAGCAGTTCCATCTTGCGTTCAAGCCTGGAGTAGGGCGACACCAGAGCGTCCAGCGTCAGCACGCCGTCGGAGTCCTCCAGGATGTCCTTGGCCGTCACCGCGTCCATCAGCAGTCCATCGCAGGCGTCAGCGCGGCGGATGTCGTACAGGACTTGATCGAGGGTCACGTCATAGGGCAGCGCGTTGCCGTCCCACTGAACTTTTCTGGTCATGGTTTCGAGTCCTTCTTGAGGTAAGTCTTCGCGGCGCAGCGGGCGGCGCATGTCGCCACTCTTGAGCCATTGCTTGAGTTGAGAGATGGACGCCGTGACGATGCTGGCCAGCCCGTTCCAGCCGCGCTCATAGCTGTCCTGGTAGGCGCGGCGGGCGGTTTCCTCGTCGGGGAAAGCCAGCATCACCTTGTGTTCGTCGAAGCGCCCGCCCATGTTCTGGTTGATGACGTAGGCCGTTTCGCTTTGCGGGTAGAAGCCGATGAAGCAATCCACGCCGTCGCCGTCGTTGCCCGTGGTGCCGACGATGTAGCCGTAGTGGGCCGCCATGCGGCTGGCCCAGCGCTGGCCGGTTTTGGCGTCCAGGCCGGTGCGGTAGGTTCCGCGCGGCTGCTCGATGGCGAGCCTCAGGCCGCAGAGGTTGGCGCGGCCCACCTTGTAGTTGCCGGCGATGCACTGCGCCTCGGTAGGCTCTGGCAGCGGGTTGTCGCCGAACGCCCCGCTGTGCGCGGCGTTCTCGATGCGCATGAACGTGTACGAGGCATCAATCATTCGGGCCATGCTATGGCCCGGAATGAGGGCGCTGGCGCCCCGTTTTCCGCTCTACGCGGCTGGCGAAGCGGCGGGCGTCCGAAGCGCGGCGATCTGATCGCGCACGTCGGCGATGGCGGTTTTCAGCGCATCGCGTTTTTCGGTCAGCGCCTGCTCCATCTTCGGCGCCGCCGTGCGGATGCCCGCCGGCGGGCGCACCTTGGCGGCGGCAAGCAGCTTCTGGAACTTGCCGCGCCCGGCATCCATCGCCTGCACGATTTCGGCGATGGCTTTCACATGGTCGTCCTGATTCTTGAGCGGCAACGCCTTGCCGTTGAGCAGCACCTGGAAGATGTCGCCGGAATTCTTGATGCGCAGCACGACCTTCTGCGAGTCGGCGAAGGTCAGCGTCATTTCCCGGTAAGAGATGCCAGACGACCGCTTCACCGTCGCCGGCACGTCCTGCTGCACGACGTGGGCGCCAGCGCGAGAGAAATAGCGCGCGGCCTGCTTGGCCGCCTTGTCCTTGACCGACAGGTCGGCGAAGCTGAAAAGCAGGTTTTTCATGGTGGCGTCTTCCACGGGCGATCTAACTTCCTGCATTGTGGAAGCCGGACGACGCGCACACGCGGCTGGTTTTCCGGGCGTCAGCCGCCGGCAAACACGCTGCCCGAGCCGCTGGCCACGGCGCTGCCGCACGCCACCGCATCGCCGATGCGTCCGAGCGGCTTCCCATTCACGAACACCGTGCTCGAACCGCCGGCCAGGGTCGAGTCGTGGCACGTCGGGCCGCAGCAATGGGATTTCCAGTGATCGCCTTGGCGATGGGCGCCCAGCCCGTTGATGAACACGTCGCCGGACGCCTGATCGTTGGCTCTGGGCGGAAAGCAGCCGTGTCCGGTGCAGGTATCACCCAATCTGGCGACGGCGGGCATGGATGGCCTCCTGAAGTGCGTTGCGCCCGGGGTTGAAATTGGCCCAGACGCGCAAGATGAAGTCCGCGCTGTCATCGACGCCAGCCCCGCAATGCGCCGTCACGCGCAGCGTCCAATCCTTGGCGTTGGACGGGCATGGCGCGAACCGTATCACCTCGTCGGCCTCGGGCGGAAGCTCGACGAACGTGGCGCAGTGCCCGGTAACACCCTTGATCTGGTATTCGATGTCCACCGCCGGGAACGCGCTGGCCAGCGCCTGCGGCGCCGACACGGTGACGCCGTCGGCACCGGCCTGGATGCGCAGTCCGTCCAGAGGATCCGCGCCGACGACCTCGCAGGTGTAGCCCGTCACCGCCAGCAAGCCCTCGGCGTCCGTGGCCGTGATCGGGCCTGCCGACCAAATTTCGTCCGCCTGCGCGTCGTGCCATGGCGCGGCGGCCGGGTCTGGCGTCCAGGTCAGCATCAGTTCAAATCGACGCGCGGGCCGCTGATCTTGATGCCGCCCGGCGTCAGCACGATTTCAGACGGCCCCACCGCCAGCCGCAGGGTGCCGTCGGCCAGCAACTCCATGTTGGCGTGGTGCCAGCGGCGCCAGTCGCCCGAGTTGCCGGCCTGCGGGTTGCGGTAGCCGGTGATGACAGGGTAACGCGGGTCGCCGCCGATGAAGGCAATCCAGACGGTATCCCCTGGAGTGATCTCGATCTCCGTGGTGTTGGCGCCGGCGCGCGATTTGTCCCCGATGGGATATTCGATCTCAGCCTCCGGCAGCACGTCGCCGCCGTCGGTCAGGCCGGGGATTTCGACGCGGCACGTCCGCCGCGCCTGGTTGTAGTCGCGCACGATGGCCGGGTAGCGCCCAGGCATGAGGCCGTAGTCCATCATGCCTCCAGCGCGCCCAGCCACAGGCGGGTGTAGGTGTCGCTGGCGCCGCCGTCGTCCGTCCCGCTGGCGAAGACGTGCGCCGCCGTGATGACGGCCAGCTTCTCGCCGCCGGCGAACGCGATCAGGTCGCCCGCGCCGACGCGACCGTCGTAGCCGATCCGCATGGTCTTGCGATGCACCAGGCAGCGCGTCATGTTGCGCAGGCGCTGGACGTCCTTGAAGGGCGAGTAGCGCGCCGCGCGCGGTTTCTCCCGGTTGCCGAACACGGCGGCGCCGGCGGCGTCCAGCGAGAAGAACCATGGAACTTCGTGGCGCTCCAGAAAACCGCCGTCCACGTTGTCCGAGGCGTTGTCCGGCAGCGTCATGGCGGGCTTCTGCTTGAACAGGTCGGGCAGCCGGACGAATTGCAGCCGCCCCGACTTCCAGCGCACCACGCCGCCTTCTTCCTGCAGCACGCGGGCGATGTGAAAGCTCGGCGTCTCGCCGACGTGGCAGTAAAAGCGCGGCACGGGGAAATCGGCGTCCACCGCCTTGATCGTCGCGCCCGCCGCCAGGTAGATGATCGACAGGGCGGCGCTTTCCTTGATGATGGCCCGGCTGCGCACGTAGGCCGCGCCCATGCAGGCGCCCAGCAGCGCCGTGACGCGAAAGCCGGCCATCTCGCGCTCGCCCTGCACGCTGCGACCGGCCACGCGGACGGACTTGACGATGTGCAGCGCGTCGCCGCTGTTGGTGGAAAGCGACCGGCCTTCTTCCAGCAGCTTGTCGATGCTGCCATCGCCGGAGCGGATCTCCGCCTCCAGCGTCATCGGAACCGGCGCCAGGTCGGAGCGCAGCACGGCGGATTTGATGAGGTCGCCGCGAATCTGCTGGCCGTTTTCGAGAAAGAGAATCACGGCCCGCCTATATGGTGACGATGGGTTGAAAGAACGCCCGGCGCGGCATGTCGGCCTCGACCTGCGCAATCTCGGAAGAAATCTCGCTGGCCGACCGGCCAAAGGGGTCGATGCCCATGCCGCGCGACGCCTCCAGTTGCAGGGCGGTTTCGCGCTCCACGTAGAGCATGAACAGCGGTCGGATCAGCGCCCATTCCGAGGTCGTGACGCCGGTTTCGCCGTCGATGCCGGGCGCCGGATCGTCGCCATCGTGCGCTCGCAGCGCCGCGAACCCGGCGTGAAAGCGCGTCGCGGCGACAGCCTGCGCCAGCACCGCATCCTCGTCCAGCAGGTTGCCGGCGGGCCGCTCCTTTTCGGCGAAGGTTTTCGCCAGCTCGGCCAGTGTTGCCATCAGCGGTAGTTGGACGAGTTGCCGGGGATGATCTCGCCGAAGTAGTGGTAGAACAGCGTGCCGCTGAAGATCAGCGGCTGCGAGCGGTTCTCCCAATCGCGGTCGGCCACGTCCATCTGGATGAAGGCATCGACGATGCGCTTGGCGCGCAGGTATTTCTGCGGCGTGCCCTCGTAAATCTTCGCGTTGAAGGTGACGCCGCTGCTGCCGCTGGTGCCGCCGCGAACGATCAGGTCAACCAGCATCTGGTCGATGGAGCCGGCCACCGTCTCCAGCATGGAAATCTGGCCTTGCTGGGCCACCTTGAGCTGCTGCTCCTGCCACATCGTGGCGCCCAACGGTGTTGGAATCTCGATTTCACCGGCGGGCGAAAGCTCGGGCCAGGGCGCCTGCTTGCACAGCAGCCAGTTGCCTTCGAAGCCCTCGATTTCAAAGGTGAAGTCGCTGGAAATGACCTTCGCGCCAAGGGCGCGGGTCGAGTCGTGAAAGCCCTTGAGATAGGCGGCGTTGGAAACAGTCATTTCGTGTCCTTTGGGTGATCGGTAAATGCACCCATCAACTTTGTGGCCGGGAAAGCGCGTGCCGGCGCCCGGTTTTCCGGCTACTTCCGCGCAGCGGCGGCGTCGGCGGGAACAGACACCGTTCCAGGCGACACCGCGAACTGCATCACCTCGGCGTTGGTGCGCTGCAATTCGCCCGTGGTGCCGAACCAGAAGGACAGCACCTGCTTAAGCTCGTTGAACCAGTAGCCGATGACGGTGCCGATGGTCAGGCTCGCCGTGGCATCGCGCATCAGTGGTTCGGCCATGCCGGTAAACACGAAAAAGACGATGCAGACCGCACCGACCAGCAGTCCGACAGTGACCAACGGACGCACCCAATCGCTGGGCTGCACCGCCGCCAGCTTGCGGGCGCTGTCGCGGTCGGCGGCTTCGGCGGCGTACTGCGCGGCAGCGGCTTGCAGGCGGTTTTGCTCGGCGCTCACGGCGAGCTGCTGGAGCTGCACCTTGGAGTTGACCTCCAGTTCCTTGAGCTTGATGGCCGCGCCCGGATCGACCAACAGCGCGGCGGAAACCGCGTCCGGCGTGGCATCGGTGCCCAGCGCCGTCGCCACCAGGCCGCCCACGGCGGCGCCCGCCGGCCCGCCCAGAATGCCGCCCAGGATGGGCGCCGCCTTGCCGACCACGCCGGCCACGTCTTTCCAGTCCATCACGCATCCTCCGCCGCGTATTTCAGGTTGTCCGCCACGCGCCGCGCCCAGCCCTTGCCGAAGGTTGGCCAGGTCGAAAGCTGCGTGTAGAAATTCAGGCGCTCGGCGTTGAAGCGCGCCAGCACGTCGGTGACGCTCATGGCGCGCACGGCGGACAGCGTGATGGGGCCGACCACGCCGTCATCGGCCACGCCGACGGCGCGCTGCAAGAAGCGGATGGCTTGTCCGATGCCGTGGTTCACGGCGGCATCGAACAACTGGAAACCGATGGCGCCGTCGTACTGGTCGGCCTTGGCCCGCCCCCAGTAGGCCACGCGGTAAATCTCCTTGGCCTGCGCCCGCGTCAAGTCGCGCATCTGGCCCACGTAGCCGAACTCGCCAGCGGTTCGCTTGGTGATGCCCCAGTTGGTCTCTCCGCCCGGGTCGTCCGGATGGTTCACGTAGCCGCCCTCGTGTCCGATCAGGCGCTCGAACGCCGTATCAAATCCCGTCACCTCTCCCCCCATCACATCACCCCCAATTTCTTAAGCACGTAGGCGACGACGACACCCACCGCCGCCCAGGCGCCGTTGACCACCCAACCAGCAGCCAGCTTGTGCATGGGCTGGTGGCGCTCGATCTGGCTCACGCTGGCGTCCAACTTTGCGATCAACGTGAAGGCGCGCTCCAACCCGCTCGCGGTGTTGGCGTGGCGCTCTTCCAGGCGGGCCATGCGCTCCAGCACATCGACCACCTTGGCCAGCGTGTTTTTCACGTCGGTCAAGCCCTGCCGCATGGCGTTGATTTCCGCCCGCATGGCTTCGTGCTGTTCTGTCTGCATGTCAGCCAACCTTCGCAACCGTCTTGGCGACGATGACGCAAGCGCGTATCACGCCATTCAGCCTGTCCACAATCGCCGCTTGCGTTTTCAACTCCGACTCCCTCGCTTTTTTCCAGTCTTCGAACGCTTTGCCTTCAAAGAATTTCCTGACCGTGCTCGGTTGCATTTGCATGGCATCGCCCAGGGATGTCGATGAATGTAGGGTCAGGCTAGAGGCCAGACCCATCATGTTTTCCGACCAGCTCGCGCGCCATTCGGGAGATGCAGGGATGAACCGAAAATCGGGCCGGCGGCAGTTTCGACGCGGCACCTCCTTTCGGCATGGCGACGATGCCGTCACCGGTGAACTCGATGCCGAACAGGTGGCGCAGCTTCTCGCGCCCGGCGAAATACAGCGCCATCAGCGCGGCAAAGTCGCTCTCCGGGAACGCGGCCATGATCTTCATGCGCGCCAGCAGGAACTCGTCGAAAGCGCCATCGGTCGTGTCGTCGCCGGGCACGCTTTCGCCGGAGCGCACCATCTGGGCGGCCATCGCGCCAAGAATCCAGTGCAGCCGCTTGGACAGCGGATTGCCCGCCGCATCCCGCACCTCGCCTTCCGTGCGCTCGATGGCCTCGGCCATGGCGCCCGTCATGTGCCGGATGTGCCAGGTGTCGCCGCCGACCTCGCCCGCCTCGATCTGCATGGCCTGCGTCTGGATTTCCGCCGCGCCGTCCAGGTAGTCCGAATAGCGCCCGTCGCCCAGCGCGAAGTCCGGCCCGTCCTCGGCGGTCGCTGCCAGGTAGTGGCACACGGCGAGCATCCGCTCCTGCACCGTCCAGTGCGCCGGATCCTCGACGCCCTTCGCGGAAGCCGTCGCCATGCGCAAAAAGGCCGTGGTGGCCGCTTCTTCCAGATGCGGCGGCATGGCGGCCACCGCAATGGATTCGCCAATCGCCAGTTCGCGCAACTGCACCGTCAGGCGGCGCGTGCGCAGCAGTGGAAAGTGGATCATCTTCTGCGGCTCCTACAGCGGACTGGCCGTTGCGGCCCAGTCCTTGCGGTCGATCGCGGTCAGCGTGCACAGCGTCATGGGCACGGCCAACTGCACGAAGCGACCGTTCCTGTCCACGGGAGAATTCAGCGGCATCCCGATGGACTCGATCACCAGCGGAGAAAAGAGGCGGTTCTTGTAGCGCATGGCGATCATGGTGGGCGACCTGGAAGGCATCAGCGCCTCGACGTAGCTCATGTTTCCTCGGGCCGTATTGGCCATCCGCGCCAGCATCGTGCCGTCCTTGGACAGCTCCACGGGCAAGGCCCAGGACATGAGCTTGTTGAAAAGCGCCTCGACCTCGCTGGCGGAGTCGCGCCAGGCGCGCAAGAGCGCCGTCACCGTGATCTTGACCGGCGGCATGCCGTTGAAAACCTGCGTGGAATTCAGCTTCGTGATTCCGGTGCGACCCTCGAATTGGGTGAGGAATTTGTCCGATCTGTCCTGCGCGCCTTGCTGCACCTCGTCCTTCTTGTTGTTTCCCAGCAAGGCATCTGCCAGCGGCTGCAGCGCGCCGGATTGAAGCATCGCCAGCAGCGCCGGCGCCTTGGACTCCGGCCCGGCGCTTTCGAACGGACTCTGCCAGTTGAGCGTCATCTCCATGTTGGCGTCCGTCAGCGGAGCCATGACGGCAACCGGGTCGGTCTTGCCCTCGATGCGCCCCCAGGTGTCGTTGCTGGTCTTCGCCACCTCATAGAAGCTGGCGATCAGGTGCGGAGAGAGGCCGTCCCAAAGAGAGGTCAGGGCGTTCTCGTTCAGCGTAGCGGGCTGGCCGGCGGATGACAGCAATCCGCCAGGAGCCTTGATGGAAGATGGAAGGTTTGGCATGGCAAAAAAAGGCGCCACCGGCATCAGCACAGCAGCGCCAAAACCCCACTTGAGCGTCGGTTACAGGCCAGACTTGCGGCGCAGTCGCATGGACTTCATGCGGCGCATCATGGCGGCGGCGGAATGGCTCTTGATGCGAGCCTTGCGGATGGCGACCTTCTGCTTGGCGGACAGGCGGACGTGGCCTGAGATACGCTTGTTGATGCGCATCTTCTTGCCGCCGCGAATGACCAGCCGCTTGCGGTACACGGCGTCCAGTGCCGGCTCCTGGTCTTCGTCGGAGAACGCGAAGTCGTCGATTTCCGCACCGGTATCGTCATCACCGTCTGGCAAGGCCGAAGCCACCAGATCGCGCACGCGATCCGCCGCATCGTCGTCCCAGTCGTTCAACAGCGAGCCGGCGTCTTCGTCGGTGACGCCCAGCTTGACCAAGTAGTCCCAGCCGGCGTTCAGCGCCACTTCCAGAACACCCTGTTCGTCCTCGGTGATGTCGCCATCCTTGTTGGCATCGGCGACGCCAACGAACAGCGCCATCAGTCGGTCGGCGTAGCTCTCGCCGTCGTCCAGGTCGTCGGTTTCCACCCATTGCTGGATGGCCGCCGCAGTCTTCATGCGGATGTCGGCAATGGTGTAGGCGTCGGCGCCCGCCGGAGCCTCCGGTTCGTCTCCGGTCGAGTCCAGCGTCTTGGCGGCGGGCGGCTTGCGATGCTTCATCGCATCGCGGAGCAGTTCATTCAAGATCATGTCGATTCCTTTCGATGGGTTAGCGGGTCAGCGTCTGCGTGACGAAGGTCTGGCGGTTGGTGCCGTCGTAGCGCACCCAGTACGACACGTCCATGGCGTCGTAAGGGAGCTGCTCGTTCGGGCGCACGTCGAAGGCCCATGCCTTGCCGTTCATCGCCGGATCGGCGGACGGCACGATCCAGCGCGACGCCTCGGCGCCCTCGAACAGCGATGTCAGGAAGTCCCGCATCCGCTTGACCGACACGTTAATCGGCAGTTGCAGGATGTCCTTGGCGAAGCGCGTCACGGCGTCGTCGATGCTGGTGGACATGTCCGCCACGGCGATGAGCTTCTTCAGGCTCGAATCCACCAGCGCGCAAGTCAACGAGTCGCGGAACACGTAGCGGCCGCCGCCGGTGTAGGTCTCGTAGATGACCGGGTTGATCTTCGAGCGCGCCAGCAGGTTGAGTTCCTGGTTGGTCGGCGAACAGGTCTGCACGATGCGCGTGCGCTGGATCGGCCATTCGCGCCCCGCCACAGGGTAGTTCTTGGGAGCGAATCCCTTGGCGTTCTTGGCGGCGTTGCGACCGCAGGCGTAGGCGATGTTCAGCGTCGCCGTGCCGAAGTAACCGCTCGGGTTGACGCCGGTCGGATCGTCGGACTTCAGCGGAGACCAGAAGGCGTGCAGCAGGTGCGCGGTCTGGCTGGCGCCCATGTTGAGCTGATTCACGAAGGCGACCGCCGCCTCCGGCGCCAGGTTGCCCGGAATGTCGAAGCGCAGTTGCCGGTTGGTGTCGAACGCCAGTTGGGCCAGTTGCGCCAGCAGGGCGGGCGCTTGCGTGCCGCCGGACGCGATGTAGGCGTAGTCGAACTGCGTGTATTGCAGCTTTTCGCGTGCCTGCGTGTAGTCCTGCGTGGTGTACGCGGCGCCGCCTTCGTCAAAGCACACCAGCGTGCCCGACTTGGCCCATTTCTGCTGGCCGTTGGCGTCGTAGCCGTAGGCGTCGGAACTGGGCGCGATCACCGCCGACGCGCCGATGGAGCCGACGGAGATTTCAACCGCATCGGTCTGCGACTGCGCCACGTCGGGCAGGTAGGCCGAAAAGCCATAGTCGTCCTTGGCGTCGCTCTTGAGCGATCCGTAGAACTCGTACAGCAGGTTGCCTTCCTTGTCGCGCAGGCGCAGGTTCAGGCGGTCGTTGCCGGCGGCCATGCCGTCCGACGTCGTTTCCTCGGCGCGGAACTCCAGCACGATGCCGTCGTTGAAACACTCCAGGTGCTTGACCGCGAACAGGTACGGCGCCGCCGGAGTGGCGTCCGACACGGTGAAAGCGAAGCCGCCATTCGTGTCCGCCTTCACCACGGCGTATTTGATGACGGCTGAAGCCGTCACCAGACGCTGCACCACGGCCTGGTAGGCGCCGTTGTTCAGCGCCTCCACCACATGCACCCACGCCTCGTTGAGCGCGGACAGGCGCATTTGCTCCCCACTGCCCAGCTTCTTGCGCACGTTGCCGCGATCCACGGAAAACGGTTTGTCGATGCGGCCACGGGTGGCCCGCATCATGATGCCGAACACCTGGTCGGCGTTGTCGGTGGTCGGGATTTCGGAAGCGTCGCGCAGCGGGTTGAGCTGCACGCCGGATTCCGCCCCAAGTTGCCGGACGAAAGAGGTACTCATGGACGCTCCCCTCGATCAGGCGTTGCCGGCTTCGGCGCCGGCAGTGTCCAGCAGCGCGGCGAGGTCGGCCTTCTTGGCTCCGACGGGCGCCGCGATGCCAGCGGCTTTCAGGGCGTCCTTCAGTTGCTCGAAGGTAAGCCCGTCCGATGGCTTCCTGGCGTCATCGGAGCCATCGCCAGCGGGTGCCGATGCCTGGGAGGCAACGGCCACCTCCACGACGGTCAGCGCCAGCTCGTAGCCGTTCAGCTCGGCCACCTGCTCGACGCTGGAAGCCAGGCGCTGGAACAGGTCGGCGCTGGCGATCTCCACCGTCATCTGGCTGTCCTTCTGGTTGCCGACGTGGCGCAGGAACAGCCCATCCACCTCGGGAAACACCACGTCGCGCGGCATGTGGTTTTTCACCACCACCTTGAGCGGGTATTTGGCGTCGGCGAAGACCTCGGCCACGAGGTCGTTGGCATCCTTCCCGGTCAGGGAAGGAGCGCCCAGTTCAACGGTACGTTTGTTCATGGCTCCATCCCTTCCTGTTACATGCCGATGACGTTGATGAGCGCGAAGCCGCGCGACGACGGGTCGTGCGGGTTGACAGCAGTGAAGTTGCGGGCGTAGAAGCCGGCGCCCTGGCGCAGGTCGTCGTTGACGGCCAGCGGGATCACGGTCGGCGGCACGGCGTCGCCCAGCACCACAGGGTTGCGCGTCACGTCGGTGGCGCGGCCAACGGCCAGAATCTGGGCGCTGGTGGGCGTTTCCTCCAGACCCTTCGGCGTGTAGTACACGTCGTACATGCCGAACAGGCGGCCCAGGCGGAAGATGCCGGGACGCGGAGCGATGCCGGACGGCTGGAACAGCGTGCTGGGCATACACAGCAACTGCGCGGCGATGCGCTTGCCGACGTACAGGTGCGTGACGCCGTGGTTCATGGTGTCCTCGGCCATCTTCTGCGACACCACGCCCAGCGGGTAAGACAGTTCAGCCCACACCGACGCCCGGCCCGTGTCGTAGTGCTGCGCGGCGGTCGCGAAGTCGAAGTCGAAGGTGTTCATCGCCGCCAGACGGCGCCCCTTGCGCAGCACGTCGTAGTGGCGTTCGTTGGCGAACTGGGCCTGGATTGCGACCACGCTTTCGCTGTACGGGTCCAGACCCAATTCGTTCGACATCTGCGTGCGGCTGTCGATGGTCTGGCGCGTGGTGGCGCGCCAAGGCTTGGCGTACAGCGAGAAGGTGTTGACGGCGGAAATGATCGTCGGCGTCAGTTCGGTCGCGCGCTCGAAGTCGATGAAACCCTCGACCACGACCGGCACCGTGGTCGGCAGCGCCGGGGTGGTGGCCAGCGCGTAGACGCCGGTGTCGGTGTTGATCGTGCCGCTGATGGTGTAGATCGTGCCGCTGACGTTGATGCTGCCGGACACCGGGGAATTGCCGCTTCCGGAGGCATTGCCTTCGATGGCGGCCACGCGGCCATCCACGTAGACGATGGTGCGCCCGCGCAGCAGCTTCAGGTCGCCGGCGTCCTTGTCGCAGGTGTCCGGACCATCTTGACGCTGAGTGATCTTGCCGCTGATCTTGCCATCGGCATCAGGGTTCGAGGTATGAACACGGCTGGAGCTGATGTAAGTGTCGCCGGAGGCCACGCCATCGAGCAGCGCGCCTTGATCGTAGGCGCCGAATCGGCTGCCCGTATGGTGCGTCATGATCGCCAAACGCGCCTCGTTGGAGCCGATGTCGGCGGGCAGGTAGTGCGCGAACGGGATCGCCTCGCCCAGGGTGGAAATGATCGCCACCACGGCGCGGTTCGGCTGCAGCGACAGTTGGTCGAAGTGCATCGAAGACGCCGAGTCCAGGCTGAACCTGCGGCGGGCGTCGTTGGTGGTGGCGTAGGCCGCGTGAATCGACTGCTGGATCACGTCGGCGGGCGCCGCCACGCCGTGCTGTTCCTCGTAGACGGAAATGCCATCGAACACGGCGCGGGTCACGAGGTTGGCGCCATCTCCGCCGGCCTCGTCGAGCACGATCTGGAGTCCTTCGGGAACCTTGACGCCCGTGGCCTGGTTGGTCGCTGTCGCCATGAAGTCGGCGGCGGCGGCGGAGTCGAAGGTGCCGCCGCTGGCGGCGGTTTCCCTCAAGCTTTCGACGAACTGGGCTACTTCGGCGGTCTGGCGACTGAAGTAGTCCTGGCGGATGCGTCTGGGCATGGTTTCGTGTCCTTTCGTAGAGTTCAAACACTTGATGAAGGCCGGCCAGTTGCCGACTGCCAATGAATTCTCAGAAGGGCGCACGCGCTCAAAGCCGGGCGTTTTCCGGGTTTGCGGCGCTTCGGTGATCCATCCACAGAAACGCTGGACAAGCCTGTTGATAAGCCGAAAAAAAGCCCTGCGCGCAAGACGGGCAGGGCTGGAGTGGTCGTTTTTTGGTCAGCGCGTCGCTACACCTGAGAATCTGCGTAGTCCGCCGCGTAGTCCTCTGGCGTAATCAGGTCCAGGTCGTTGCGCCGGTTGGCGATGTAACGGGTGGTGTACGGCGGGATGTTGGACGTGGTTTCGATGGCGACGATCTCGTAGGCCACCTTCGGAACTTTGGTTCCGACGCCCAGCCGCAGGTAGAGCACGTCATGCTCGCGCACGTCGAACTCGTCAGGCTCTTCCGGCTCGATCAGGAACCGGAACTCATCTCCTGAGCCGATGTTGGCGTCGCCGCGCCTCACCATCGGAGCGGGCGCGAAGCCGCCGTCGGCTGGCAGCGCGTAACCGAACCCCATGAAGGCGTACTCGAACTGCTCTTCGTCCATCGAATCGAGCACGCCCAGGCCGCCCATCGTGGGCAGTCCGCCTACCGGTGCCTCAGACTGCCGGGTGACGGTCTTGCGGTAGACCTCGCAGTTGAAGGTGTTGGGGTGGTTGATGACGACGTTGCGCGCCATGCGGTTGATGGATTGCGGCACGTTGGTGAGCATTGCTGAATTCCTTTCCTCGTCACTGCGGTTTTGCCTGCGCAAGTATCGCCATGACTTGCTCCGGAGACAGGTTGAACTGCGCCCCAAGCGTTTCGGCGGCCAGCCTCGATGATCGGCGCGATGACGCCGCCGCCTTCTTCGGCTGGAGCGTCGCTTCGGCTTTCGAAGCCCGCTTGGCTGCTGCTCGATCCCGCGCGCGCTGGCGCGCCCGCATGGTGGTTTCCACGTCGCGCACATGGGCGTCCGGCTTGCCGGACAGCTTTTTTGCTTCGTCCTGCGACATCTGCACGTTCACGCGGTTGTCGTCACGGGCGCGGGCCTTGTCGATCAGCCGCGACAGGAAGTTCTGGATGGACGTGGAGCTTTCCACCTCGGCCATCACGCGCAGGATGTGCTTGCAGGCCACGCCGTGCAGGTTCGGGTTGCGGATCTTCGGGTAGCCCGTTTCGTCGCGCCCGGCGTTGAATTTGCCGATGGTGGCGATGTAGCGAAACCAGTAGCGCCAGCGGCCGCAGTCGCATTCGACTCGCAGTGGCTCACGGCGCAGCCATGCCGCCGACTTCATGCCATCCCCGCGCGCGCCGGACGCTGCGGACGAGTAGGACAGGAAATCGACGATGACGTGGTGATGCGTCACGTCGGAATCTGGCCCGGCGTTGGTCATGAAGCGCACTTGGCTGCCATGGGCGGCCACCGGAACGGCGAAGCGGATTTGCTCGTTGGCGCGGGCGCGGTCGTCCGGCATGGACAGTTCGAGCACCTGCCTGGCGCGGATGCCGCCCTTGTAGCGCCCCTGCATGAGCCGGACGTTGTGGCGGAACGTGGCCAGATCGCTGTGCGTGAGCGGGCGAACCTGCCCTCCCATCGTCGTCATCAGCGCCCGGTGAGCGTCGTATTCTCCCTGGACATCCTTGGCCGTGAGGATGATGGAATTCGCGGCCTTGCCGGCGGCGCGCCGTTGCGCCGCATCCTCTGCGGCGCGAGCCTTCTGGTCGGCGGCGGAACCGCGCAGCTTGGGAAGCCATCCGCTTAGGTCGGCGGTCTTTTTAGTAGCCATTGGCGCCACCCTTGAGTTTCAGAAGCTCATGCAATACACTGGCAACGTCTCCTGAAGTGACCTTGCCGGATCGCTCCACGCCGAAGTCGGCGTCAGTCCCGGAATCCCTGGCCTTCAGGAGATTTTCTTTTGTGGCGACGCTGTGCAACACCTTCGCGGCGTGCGCCTTCTTTTCTGGATGAACGCCGATACGGCCACCTACGCCACCCTGCTCCGCAAACAGACCGCGCTTGTCATGCTCGCGCCCATTGTGGTCAACGGTGTCCAGCGCCACGCCCCGATACACCACGGCGCGCCATTCCTGCTCGGTCAACATAACTACCGATCCGCCCAGACGGGCGCGAAGTCTTCGCGCAGCTCGTCGATGGACTCGAAGCCGGTGCGGCGCTTGATCTGCATGAGCTGCCCGTCGCTGGGCAGCACGATGCGCTTTTGCGGCAAGGGCTGATCCACCGTGTCCAGGCCGGCGGCGGCCATCACGGCCAGGAACTCGTCGCGCCGCCCGTAGACCCGCCGCGACACCAGCGACAGGTCGTACATCTCATCCGGCTTGGTTTCGTAGAAGATGGCCGACGTGTCCCACGGCTTGGCGCGCTCGGCGAACAGGCGCACCTCGCGGTAAAACGACTTGGCGGCGCGGGTGTCCCGGTCGATCATGGCCGCCTCAGATGGTCAGGATGCCGCCGCCCAGCAGGTCGCGGAAGGATTCGGCCAGCGTGACGGCGCGCTCCACGGTGTCGGAGCGGATGGCGTGCAGGCAGGTCGCCAGCGCCGCGATCTGGCCGCAGGTGATGCCGTCGGCCACGCGGTATTTCGGCCCGCTGGCGTCCATGCCGTCGC